TACATTTACTACCATCTTCGCTTCTTTCATGGCCTATAACACGTTCTAACTTAAATTCGTTACGATAATCACCAACTCTTTGGTCATTTGGCCCAGGGCAAGCAACAAATAATGGCTCATCCTCTTTCTTTTTTGGTTCGTATTTTGGAGGTTCTACTGTTGGCGGTACAAACTCTTCTGCCTGATTGGTGGTTTCGGCTTGCGTATATACAAATTCGTTGGGGTTGTACTCCAAAGGTTCAAAACTAGGAATACTGAAATTACCACATTCTGTATATGTTCCATATTCATCTTTAGGGTTATCAATAAGGCTAGTTCGATTATTTCGATGAACTCTTACGCAACCAGGAATATCAACTATAGGTTTATTTATATAATTTACTACTGGATTATTAAACTTCCATATTGGTATTTCGTGTATTTGAATCTCATTTACTTTAAAACGAGGTATATCAATCGTAGGCATCTCTTCTCTTGTACACTTCTACATAAGAATCACATTTAGGACAAGAAAAATTACTAACCATTGAATACTCTTGGTATAAAACAGGTTGAAAATCCTCTTCTATATCAGCATCAGCACCCCAAATTAATTCAGTTTTACAATGCCAACAATTCATTTTTTAGGTATTGGCATAGATGGGCCTGTTGCATCAGGCATTACATTATCTAAAACTTTAGGCATAGCACCCTGCACGTTTGCAAGGATTTCATTCATAACTTGAGATTTGAAATTCTCTGAAGTTACATACCTGTAACCTATTACTCCTGTAGCAGTCATGGAAGCTACCATTAGGAATGAGATGATACTTAAACAATTTGCGACCTTTTGAAACATGATTAGAGAAGCATTAATTAAGGCTTTAGCACCTATTTCTTTGATGGTGCTGTTTTTGATTGTGGGTCTTGCTCCACTATATCTGATGGCTGGTCTAATGACTCGTTCTTTTTCAACAACACCTCGCCAAACTGAATACCGCCCGATAAAGCCTTAATATTTGCATCTGCTTCATCTAATACTTTTTTAGCGTGATCTCTTGTTTTAATTTGTTTATCAAGTTCTTCTTTCCATTCAAGAATTTGCTTTTCAGTAATGGCTTGCATAGTTTTTTCTTTTCATTATACCTTTAATACGAAGTAAAGACAGCCATGTGATGACTTTTCTCTCCAAAGTCATACCAAGCCAATCCACCGTAATAGGTGTATCCTGTTCTTGTTCGGACACCACTGGATGATAAAGAATAGATAGCTTTTACCTTTTCAGCGTTACCAGATTGTGTTCTTCCACCTTGAACACAACAGTAGTTAGTCGTTCCAGTGTTTGTTGTAAAGTTGAAAGTAGCATCTCCAGTACCATTATCCGTTACACTTGAAACATTGTAACCAGCGTGAAGAGTTCCCTGATGATTAGCACAACCCCAAGCATGACAACCGTTATCTCCAAAATATGCCATTAGTAAGAAGTGAAAACTGCTACATGAAAATAATTATTATGAGAAGTATCGTACCAAGCTAATCCACCATAATAAGTGTATCCATTTCTTACTCTTATACTACTGCTTGATAAAGTATGAATTGCCATTACACATTCAGCACTACCTGTCCATTTCATTCCTTGCACTCCACAATAATTAGTTGTTCCTGTATTGGTAGAGAAGTTAAATGTGGCATCCCCAGTTCCATTATCAGTGAGACTAGACATATTGTAGCTTGAATAAAGAGTACCACTTACATTTCCAGTACCCCAAGCATGACAAGCATTATCTCCGAAATATGGCATTATTTACCTCCTAAAACGGTTTGCCAGTTGCGGTTTCTGGTGCGTTAAGTTCTGCCATCTTTGTATCTATATCCGCTTCAATTACTCCTACTCCAGTTGTACCCTCACTGCCTGCTGGCACAATATAGTCAGCATTTATTTTTGCTTTAACCCAACCTAAAACTGTTTCTTCAGTTAATGAAGCATAATCAACTAAAGTATCAGGTCGATCTAAAAAAGTTCTACCATCTGTCTGAACAGTTTTACCATCTTCAGTTCCAGTGAGAACCCAATGTGCATAACAAACATAATTGTCTGATGTTTCTCTTTCAAGATCAGTTATTGACCAAGTTTTTGTAATTGCCATTAGCTAACCTCCGTTAGATTCATTTTGTACTTTTTACCGTTCCTGTTATTTAACATATAAAGTGTATCTTCTCCTTCTTGGATTGTCCAATCACCCCAAGTTCCGTCAACTGAGTTAGCACCCCCTTTGTTAGATAAATTAAGGTCATTGGTGTAAATGTTTCTCCAACGACTTGAGGATGACCCTAAATCGTGAGTATTGTTTCCGTATGGAAGAGCATGACCGTTTATACTTAACTGTTTATTAAAATAATAAGTTGCTCTATCAGTTATAAAATGAAAATAACTTGTGTTTTGTGGTCCTAATTCTCCATAACCATAATTAGTTGTTATTTTTACAGAATTACTACTTCCTTCTTCAAGTCTGGTACTTGAGTCATTAATATCTATTCTTCCTGTAACATCTATCCCAGTTGAAGTAGTTTGTAATTTAGCATTATTCGCATGGTAAAGA